TGAGGTTAAGGAGATATTGAAACAAGAGGTTAAGTGAGAGAGAGAGGACTTTGATTGCCCGGCCGTGCTTATTTACCCATAATTCAGAATATTTGACAGCGTTGGGAAAATCCGTATACTTGATACTAGAAAGGAGGTGAAGTAAATGATTATGCAAAGCATGGTACAGGAACGCAAGCCAGTCGAGCCAGCATACATTAAGGTGTCGGCAGTAGTAGAGGACAAGATGAAGGTGGAGTACGAAAGCGACAGTATACAGATAACATTAGGCAATGCTTACCTGTCGCTACACAGCGAGTATCTGATAGCTAACAAGGATGAAGCACGCAAGCTGTCAGATTTTATTCAAAACGTGCTACAGGATAAGGGAGTATAAAGGGGGTGATCGCCATGAAGCAGCACAGGTTAATTATAGACAGCTTGTCAGACGCTCAAGCTCACTGCTCTTGCGGTGGGTGGTATATGGCTTTTACTGGGGTTAAGCTCGCACAGGAAATCAGGGTGGAATACGAGAAACACCTGAAGTATATGGAGGGCAAAGCATGAAGCATAGGGCGTTTAAATGGGGTTTCGTTGTAGTGTGGGCGATATTATTGGTGTTATTCTTAACAAGGGGGTAATGATGCAATATTTAATACAGTTTAGAAATCGGCGTTTTGAGTGTAATATGCCACTAAAACAGAAAATTGATCGGTACGAAACGTTAGAGGTATCGCTTTATTACTCGCTGGGCGGTATGAATTACTTCTCCGGCACAGTTAATCCAAGAGGGTATAAAATAGCTTTCAAGCCGTGTAATGTAAGCGGTGGCACGACAACGTATACTATGATGAGCGCTGATTCACACGTCGACGGCTATTATATACCTATTGAGTCGGCGAACAGGTACAACAAGAAGCGTTTATTTGAGTTAGCCGGTAAGCTTGACGCTAACGTGCCGGCGATTGCAGAAGCTTACGAGTTAAAGGACAAGGCGAAGCTTGCGACATTGTGCAAGGTGGGCAATCTCACCTTGAAGCCTAAGACAGAGCCAACAGCCCAAGCCATGACAGTAAAAACATCAATGGTAATAATGACAGAGGACATCAAGGCAAAACTTCCGGCGTTAGGGAGTATGGATACAGTTAAGCCGGAGGATACGCCGGTCGTGGTTAAGTTTTTCGATCCGACAGGTGCATGGACATGGTACGCGACAGAGGGCGAGAAGTGTGGACAAATAGCCGAGGGCGCTTTCTCCGGTCAAGATGATTATAAATTCTTTGGCTATGTAAAAGGGTTTGAAGGTGAGCTAGGTTACTTTACCCTGGGGGAGTTATCAACGGCGAAAGTAGGTCGGGCAGGCCTGAAGGGGTTGCCTATTGAGCGTGACAGGCACTTCAAAGGCACATTAGCCGAAGTTATGGAGGTAAAGCCATGACAATACAAGACAAAGCCCGTATCATAGCCCGCGACACTACGCGGGACATCCCAACACATATCGTAGCAAGTTGTATTCGGATTGTAGTAGGTAAGGCATTGCACGAGCAAGTCAGCCCTATTGATAAGCACAAGGTCAGCGCAGTCTACAAGGTACACTATGCACGGCTAACAAGGGGGATAGCATGATATGCGAAAGCTGTTATAATAGGAACGATTGCTCTGATTATAATCCACGACTAAAGCGAGTAACCATTGACGGTCGCAAAGATATTGACTATATAGAGGATTGCGGTGAGTATGTATTTGATAAACATCTACAAGCGTCACAGTAAACATCAAGCAATCACTATGCTGAAAGGGTATGGCGTTAAGACTAAAGGGTTTACACGGCTCAAAGCCCGACAAGTTCGCGCCATACTCTATAAGCACATAGCCCGCCATTTCCCGCATTTAATCATACCAGTATAGTATCAATCACCATACCAACAGCATACCGCAATCAAGCCCGCCCTAATTCCAGTATTACCTATAAACCAACAAGAGGCAGACAGCAGTAAAGGCGCCGGAGTAGAGCAGTAAAGGCAGAGGACAGGAGGGGTCACCAACCAAGAGGGGAGCGCAAGGCATAACCACACACATGAGCCCGCCCAATACAGGTCATTACTTCCTTTAATGTTCAAGGTTATAGCAATACCTTATTCCTATACAGTATAAGCACTTATGGTAATGGGAATACCCCCCTAGGGGATACTACGGTATACAGTATATAGGTCAGTACTTAAGAGTCTGAGAGAGGGTGTTTACCCCAATTTCTACACACGCTTCTTGGTCTAATTCTCGCTACAACCCCCCCCTCTTAGGTCTTTATTGTCAGACAACACCACCCTTTTAACCTCCAACCCTTGACTTTGTCAGACAACTAGTGTATACTTAGTAAAAAGGAGGTGAGGTTGAATGAAGAGGGTGAGTGTTAGGCAGTTACTCAGGGAGCCGAAGAAGTATCTGAGTCGCCCGGATAAGTTCATAGTTACGCACTACGGGAAGCCGTACTTAGTTTTTACGATAGAGACCTATGACTTGGATGCTGAGAGGACGGCAAAAGGAATAGCGGAGGATGTAAAAACAATCAAGAAATCTTTTAAACCGGATGGTAGCCAGGGTATGTGTAAAGCTGATGGCTGTTACTTTAAGGCTTTGAAAGAAGGATATTGTAGAACACATTGGGAAAAGAAGGAGGCAAAATGAAGTCATTAGAGATTAAAGGTAGTTACATGTTTGTTGAGGATATTATTATGATGCGCATGTACAACTCTACAGAAACAGAGATGCTTGGAAAAGTGTATACTTCGCGGGGAGTGAGTGTACATTTAAGGACAAGGGATTACCCTTATAATATTTCGCTAGGGCTTGAAGAGTATAATACTGTTAAGTTGTGGGTAGAGAAATATTTTAGCGGCAGGTTAATTTTGTGCTGACCTTGACAAACGCTAAAAAATCATTATACTTGTTTTAAAAAGGGGGTGATAAAAATGAAAGTAGTAATAGTAGCGCTCGCATTGGCAGTTATGTTTCTCGGCGGAGTAGCGTCAGCAGACGATACAGGGTCATCGTGGTGGCATAGTCATTCCTACGATAACGACTACGTCGACAGGTACAGTGAAATCTATAAGAAGCAGACGGAACTCGGTGCAATGGCAGAAGTAACGCTGTATGAGGATACACTGTTAAATATTCCCTATGCACTCGGGACACAAGGTCAGTATGATTTCAATAACCAGGAGTGGGGATTCTACGGAAAGGTAAGCTTAAACCTTTCTCCAACGATTAAGAAACTGTTCGGACAAGAGTAATATGATAGTGGCATCGTTTGTGGTGTAACGGTAGCACACTTGGTGAAAGCTAGGGGGAGCGGGTTCGAAACCCGTCAAGCGGTGTCATTATTAAAAGAGGTAGTATGAGACGAGATACAACACAGCTAGTACAGGTTAATGACGATAGATTTATTAACGAGAGCGATATTTCACAGATAATGCGTAATGGTAATGACGTAGTTACTTTCTGCAAGGATGGGTCAAGTCATACAATGAGCTTTTCTGGTAATCTTATGTCAGATTTGTGGTGGTTACGTTTGCGGGAAAAAATAGGGCTTAAGAGCTGAGGAGGCCGCATGGAGATAAAGAACTATATTTGTAATATCTGTCGTTCAAGCATAGAAAAGAATCCGGATGGAACGCTTAAATGTCTTATATTGGATAAACAACCAGATTCTCATATATGTTTTGGGTGTGTGGATGAGCTAAGGATATTTTTCCGAAGTGGTAAGGAGCCCGCATGAAAACCCTAATTACTACGTTAATCCTACTAACTACTGGAATTGTATTTGGTGCGGAGGCGTGTGATGAACGAATAATTGCGAAAGGAAAAGAGAGTATAGCAGACAGACGAGTTCTGTTGCATATTAGCAACGAAGAGTATGGTGGAGAGCATTATGACGGTTACTTTGTTCAATACTTTGCTGGAGATAGCACAGTCATTGGTTTAAGGAGGGACAAGCCGTTTTTAGAATTGCTTGATGAGATTGTGGCTGATATAAAGGACAGAGATGCCAAAACCCCTTGAGTGTATATACTGCCATAAGTTGTTTCCCGGGGAGATGAGGATGTGCCCGAATTGTGGAAGGTGGAGAAATAAGTATGCGAATGCGGTGGAAAAGATTATTTGTAGCATTGTTCTTGGTTTTAAGTATGACAGGCTGCGCGATATGTAACGGTAAGGTATTCTTGGGTTGGGGACGATACAAGGATAAAGACTTTGAGATAGAAAGCTCCCCGCCCTTGAAAGATATAGTCTCAATAAATGCTGTTGGAAAATGAAATTCCCGAAGATATTTTGGTGTAGAATAAACCAGAAAGCCTGTAGAAGAGGCCTTACTTGTAAGTGTAAAGAATGCGCCCGTTGGGTGCACTTTGTAAGTTTTTTAAAAAATATATGGATTGAGCACGACTTAAACCCCCCCATTAACCTACTGCGTAAATACTACAAGCCCCCAATTTGACTATATATATTTAGATAAGATATACTTGTTGGCGTATGGCGCGCCACAATCCAATTATAACCGGCCAAGTAAAGGTACTGGTCTGTGACCTTCATGCCCAGGGTCAAACCACAGTCAGTATCACCAAAGAACTCGCCTCACAAGGTATCAAAATTCAGCAACGTGCAGTCTGGGGATGGTTACATAATGCTAAAAACACCGCAGACATACAAAAAGCCGTTGAAAGATACCGCACTGACCCCCTTGCCGTAGCAATAGCCCACAAAAGAGTAAGATTAGAGGATTTGAACAAGGAAAGGGTGTCCCTTATAGCCACTTTACAGAGGTTTAAGGACCCAAAAGGCCTAATATTAGCTAAAAAGTTCAAAACATACTTATATGGACTGAAGCGTTTGATAGAAATGGAGCGGGAGGCCCGGGAAGAGATAGAAAGAAGGCCGGATATGGTGGCCTACTTCCAAAGAATAGGACCTTATGCAGACCACACTAACGAAGAGCTCCGTAAAACGGAGAAAGAAATCGTTGAACAGCTCCTTATCGTCAGCCGACAAGCCCCGGCTAGTCAAGGAACTAGTAACGGTCAGGAAAGCCCTAAAGGAACGAATAAGGGATAACCCGTTACAGTTCTATTGGCCGCATGCTTACGGTTGTAACGGAAAAGACTGTTCAAAGAATGAACATACCCACTCAGACTACTACGGAACCACATACACGGTAACAGGCTGTCCTCAGTTCCAATTCCATTGTGCACAATCACCTATAAATACATACGCAATGTTCGGCGCAAACCGATCCGGGAAAACGACATCGGGGGTTATAGAAGATGCTTTCCACTCTACCGGCCTGTACCCGGACTGGTACCCGGAGGACAAGAAGTGGACGAAGCATACCCGGGGCCGGCTATTCGCTAAAGACTTCCGAGTAGTGCAGGAGGTTATAACCCCGGAGATAAACAGATGGTTCCCGAAGTCGGTGATAAAAGACAAGGACCGGAACAATCAGGGTGTATACACCAAATACTATATAAAACACAAGTCAGGCGGGATAAGCACCTTCGATATTATGACGTACGAAATGGACTCAGACCAGTGTGAGGGCTGGTATGGACACTGGGTTCATTGGGATGAGCCGCCCCCGCGCGCGCACAGAGCGGCCACAGTGCGAGGCTTAACCGATTACGGCGGATATGAGTATTTTTCCCTTACCCCTCTTAAGGAGCCCTGGATATTTGATGAAGTGTACCAGAATGAGGATGTAGTGAATGTAACGTGCGATATACGGCATAATCTACTAAGGCCTAATCCTTTAACAGGACAGAATATAGGGCTTGCGGACCAGAATATACGCATAACAGAAAGCAAGTGGACACAAGAAGAGATAGAGGCAAGGGGCCGCGGGAAGTTCCGGTTCCTGGCCGGTAGGATATGGAAGTCCTGGGAACGTGAGATACATACCTTTGACCGTATGAAGATGTGGAAAGCTGGGGAGGGTGGCGTGATTATAGATGGCCAACCCCCGCGGGACTGGAATAGAGTAATGCTTATTGACCCGCATGATAGACAGCCCCATGCTCTATTGTGGGTAGCGCAGGACCCGGAGTATAATCGCCTATTCGCCTATAAAGAGGCATGGTTGGCTAATATGGGCTTCCCCGAGGTGGTAAGTCATATCATAAAAACAGAGATGGAGCATAGGGAGAGGGTAACTTACCGACTTATGGACCCGAACTTTGGCCCAAAGATGCAGGGCAATACTCGCAGGACTGTCAGACAAACCTTTGAGAATGAAGCTGATGTCCAGAACTACCCCATGAGCTTTACCTTTGGTGATGACCATAAAGAACTGGGTCGGAAGGCAGTATCGGAGTTAATGAGATATGATAGAAACCAACCTATAAGCATTATTAACCGGCCGGACCTTATGGTAGCGAAAGACCTGGTGCAGTGTACATACCAGGTAGAGCATTATGTATGGGCGGATTACAAGTTTGGGGAAAGAGACCCTAAAGAACAGCCTAAAGACCTAAACACGCACTTCCCGGATATTCTATGTTATCTAGGGTTATTCAAGTGGGAAGCCATAGACGCGGAAGTTGACCAAGGCGTAGGCGCATTTTATGTCTGAGAAGAAGCATAGAAAACACACAAAAATCGTGAGTGAAGCCCAGAGAGGCAAGTTTAGAAGCGAGTTAAGGCGTAGACGATTAGGGATGAAGCCGCAGATGAAAGGAATAACGACAAAAGAGCTTAAGAGTCATTTACAAGAGGTTAAAGGTAAAACGCTTGTGGCTAGAGTAAAAAGACTTAGGAGAAAATAATGTCAGCAAAAAAACCCGCGGAAGCCTTCAAGAAACCCAAAGAGGCAGAGAAGCAGGAAGAGAAGGATAAGGAAGAGGCTTTATCCATCCAGTTCAAGCTTACTCCGGAAGAGAAGAAGGACGTAGTTGATAAGATAGAGGCTATGCTTCAGGAGTCGGAGTCTTCAAGGTCGGGGTGGTTGCAGATAAGGCGGGACAGCATTAACCAGTATGAGGGCATAAAACAGCCTTCAGACTTCCCGTGGCCGAATCACAGTAACGTATCGACTATGGTAACGACTGTTGCCTGTGACCTATTGCACTCCAAGCTCTTTCCTATGGTGTGGAATGAAGGGGCCGTAACCTGGGAAGGCCGGGAAGAGCACGATATTGAGACTTCAGAGATAAACACTGTGGTAATGAGTTGGGTTGCATCGGTAGATATGAAGCTTCAGGATAAGGTAGATGATATAGTCCACAGGCTTGTGGTAGACGGCACGGTAGCCATTAAAGAACTATGGGTGCCCTACTGGACTTATGTAACACGGAAGATACCCAAGATAACTTTCGAGTCGATTCAGAGCGGTAAACTGGAGTATGAGGTCAGGGTAGACTATATCAGGCGTGAGCGTTGCGAACTTGATATACGGCCCTTAGAACGAGTATTCATACCATATAATACAGAGAGTTCGTCTCCGAGGTGGGAAGATGATGCCGAGTATATTCTGGATGAGAGGTGGTATACCCCTGAAGATTTGAAGGAAATGAAGGCGAATGGTGAAATAGACCAGAGCGTAAATCTTGATGAGCTGGTTCAATCCATGGATGAGCTGAATGAACTTCAGGGTACAGCCAAGGATAGAGCCGAAGCCGAGGGTAGTTCAGCCCCGAATACCATAAGAAAAGAAGGCCATAAGCTAAGGTGCATAGAGGGATATATTAAGCACGCAGTAGTCAAAGGTGATGTCAGGAGGAAGCAGTGTGTATTCCTTGTAGTCATACAGCCTAAGTTCTATCTATCGGGTAAAGCCCTTCATCATGTATCAAGAATAGGCAGGCGGCCATGGATTATCCGGCCGTTCATGCGCAGGCCCGGTCGCGCGTATGGTAAGGGTATTCCGGAAATGGTAAGACATTTACATACGCTATTGGATGCTATACATAACCAGAGGATTGATGCCGGCAACAGAGTAATAGGCGGTGGTGGTTTCTACAGGCCCGCAAGCGGCACGAAGGCAAGGAAGTTAAGAGTAGGGCCGGCAACGTGGGTACCGGTAGACGACCCCAAGAACGATGTTTATATACCGTCCTATAACATGTCGGGATTACAATGGAGTGCCCAGGAAGAGCGATTGGTAATGGAATTGATTGAGAGGCTTACTTACTTGACCCCGGCCATGCTCGGTAGGGAGACAGCTTCAAGGCCTACCGCAAGGGGAACGCTGGCAGTAATACAGCAGGGTGAGGCTAAGTTTGGATTGATAGGCCGTAGAGTACAGAGTACAATCTGTGAGGTATTTACTGATGTAAGGCAGAAGTATGAAGAGAACATGCCGCCGGCTAAGTGGGAGCGTATAATGGGCCGGAAGAGAATTAAGGACTGGCCGTCCCCAGAGTATATGGCAGGCATGTATGAAGCCAAGATGCAGTTAGACCTAACAGCAGTAGACCCTGAGGGTAAGAGGACACTGGCCGGGATGGTATTCCAGACAATGGCAATGGATCCTCTTGTATTACAGAACCCAGCGTTTATGTGGGAGGTACGGGCCAACTACTTGAGAGCCTTAAAACAGGAGCCGGTGGAGAGGTTTATAGGGCCCAAGCCACCTACGCCTAATCCTAAGGATGCAGATGATATATTCACAATGCTCGAGCAAGAGCAGACACCTGACCTTACTAAGGTAGACCCGGCAACAGTATTGCCGAGGTTGGTAGAGTTAAGGAACTCTGAACGGTATGAACAGATGCCGCCGGAGGCAAAGACTAAATATAATGCGTTCTTAAGAGAGTTACAGTTAAATTATATCGATAAAGTACAGAAGGGAGTTGAACTAAGTGCCCAATTCAATACTGGCGGGGCTCAAGGAGCTCCGGACGCACAAGGGTTACGAGGCCTTGCGCCTAATCAGCCTGGAGGGGATACCGGGGCTGCGCAAGCCGTGGGTCAGCCAGCTCAAGGAGCGGCGGGACAAGGCGTTAGACAATAACGATATTGCAGGAGCACGCTACTACCGAGGTCAAATACAGATACTCGAAAGACTGTTTGGGGTAGATAGCGACCTTTTAGATACATGGATAAGAGAGTTAGAAGAAGGTAGGCCATTGGAGGACTAGGTCCTAAGGAGGTTACTGTGCCGAGTCAAGAAGAGGTAGACAAGTATTTTAAGCTCTACAAGGAAACCGGGGAGAAGTTGGAGACCATTGTAGACAAGTTAGACAAGACAGCTGGAGAGAAAGTGGAATTGGTAAGTAAAGTAAAAGAGCAGGATGAAAAGATAAAGAAGCTGGAAGAAGAAAAGAAGGTTAAGCCGGCTTATGTACCGCCGGCAGGAGATGAGGACCTTACGAAAGTGTACACACTAGACAATCCGCCACAGACACAGGAAGAGTGGAACGACCTGTACGATTCTAACCCGAGCGCTGCTCACGACCTTAAGAACCAAGTTACAAAGGTAACGTCAGAGCATAGTGGTAAGATGAAGAATGCAGCCAAGACAGTACAGGACAAGCATCCAGATATGTACAAGCTGAAGGAAGACGGCACGATAAAGCGATTCAAGGCTGATGCGCAGGGTAATTATGCGAAGGATAATACTGGAGCCTTTATCGAGGATACGGCCGGTTTACCCATGCTTGACGAAGAATCGGAAAAGGGTAAAATCTGGATTGGGATAGCAACAGATGCAAACTTCCTGAGATCTCCTAATGCACCAGTTATAATAATGGAGGCTATGGAGAACAAACTTAAAACTAAGAAGGAGAAAGACATGGCGGATAAACTTAAGAAGGATAAAGAGGATAAAGAGATAAAGAGAACTGACAAGGTCGATAAAGTAAAGTTAGCAGCAGGCGGAGATAACCCACCGCCACCTCCAGAAGATGATGTGGAGATTAAGTACGGGAGTGAGGAAGAGAAAAAGCACGTTCACGCGGCAATAGCCGCTGGTAGATATAAGGACGAAAAAGATTATTTCAGAGCAGCGAAGAAAGGCTCTGTCATAAGCTACGGTAGAGGAGGGTTCTAGCGAATGTTTGATGGTGGCTTCAGGGAAATTTACCCTACCCCGCATACAGGAGGAGCTTTACGCCAAAAGGATCGCAAGGATTGGAGGGGCGTAAAGGGGGATGAATCGCGCTATGTGCGATGTCAATTTTGCGGGTTTATATGCGATAGGGACAGGGACTTGATTCTGAAAGACGGGTCCTATGCAGGAAAAGGTATATCCTATGGAAGCCAACAGTCAGCCTCTTATGCCGTAGGAGGTAAAAGCGTAACGGAATACTGGAACGTACCAACCACACAAGGCGGCTGTCCGTTCTGTGGAAGTTTCGTTTACGGAAAAAAACGAGGGAGGTAGTTAATGGAACTTGCAAGGATTTTGGGTTCAAACTATCCCTATAAGATTCCTGTCCCTGTCTTAGAAAGTGGAGCAATAGCAGAAGGCGAGATGATGATGAGGCATTCAACTTGGCACAGCGCGAATACCAAGTATTACATCTCAGCTTATACCAGTGATAATGTGGAGGCAGAGGATTCTATAGGGATTACATGTACATCGGCAGTAAAGGCCGCAGCGCATAAGGAGAACAATGACCTATATAAAATTGGGTCGGATGGGCTTCCTGATGCGACAATCGCTGAAGGCGGGAACTTCTTGCCGTGTATAGTAAATCCGGAGGCGACGTATTTTGCGTTCTACGACCAAGCGACTGCTAAGAGCTGTACTCATGCAATATCGGCTTCAACAACGTGGACAATTTCGCTCTTGGAGGATAATATCCAAGGCGGGTGGTTGTTTACGACTACTGAAGCCGATGCTACCGCAACATTTCCAGGATTGCTTGAGTATGTTGAGGAATCGCCTGCAGCTGGTAGTGCCACGATGGAGGTAGCTGTTACAGTAGATACGAGTACGGATTTTTGTAAGGTGCTTCCGATAGGGCATAGGCTTACAGGCTTGAATGCTGCAGCCACAGGCATGACGACAGCGATAGCAGCAGAAACTGGGATATATCTGGATATTCTTGAAAACTGGATTTCGCATTCAGGTAGTCCTAAGAGAGTTATGAGACAGTGGTTGCATAAGGGCATTAGAGGCGCAACCCAGTTGAAGGTAGAGGCAGAGTTAGTGCAGTTAAGGCATGTTTGGAATGCCACGGTAGACGGAACATAAAGGAGGCTTAAGATGGGCGTTCATTTATCATCCAATTGGCCAGATCTTATAGAAAAAGATATAAGAACTGTCTACATGGACAAATATCCTGTCATGGAAGCCATGGTTCCGGACTTGTTTGCTATACAAAACTCAGAAGCGGCGTTTGAAAAGACTACGCAGGCTGGGCCGGTCCCGGACCATACGGAGTTCACTGGCAGGATTTCGACAGCAGAGAGAACACAAGGATACGACAAAACGGTAACCTTCACCGAATATGCAGTCCAGATTCAGATACAGCGGAAACTCGCGGCTGATGACCAGACAAGGACTGTAAACAGATTTGGTAAAGGATTGGCTGTGTCGGCCAATAGGTCAAGGGAAAAAGTAGGTGTTAATCAGTTCAACCTAGGGTTTACCTTTGAACCTACCGATGGAGATGGAACAGAACTGTTGAGTGCAGCAGCTTTACTTTTGGAGTGTAATGCAACAGCTGACTGAAATACAAATAGGATATATTGCAGGTTTGATAGACGGGGAAGGCTATATAGGGTTGTCAAAAAGCCCTAATAAGTTTAGTCCTCGGCTTGGTATAGGCATGACCGACTATGATGTTTTGGTATGGTTAAAAGATTTAGTCGGGGGAAACCTATCAAGAAAGCATAGAAGCTTTATTACTGACGCACCGTGTTGGCAGTATTCAATGACAGCGAGTGTGTTAAGAGAAGTTTTACCTGTAATAGCTCCTTATTTGAAGGTTAAGCAGCGACAAGCCTATTTAATGCTTACCTACTTTTCTTACTTTAAGAAAGACGATAGGAACGCAATGAAGGGTTTGAAAGCTGTGGTGAAGAACCAATTTCATAAGCTGTTTAAAACAATGAATTCCAGAGGTAATAGAAAACGGGGTGAATTCAGGGAAAACCTCTCAGAGGCAACCTTGAGCCAAGCTCTTGAAGAAATTCAGGGGAAGGTGCAGAGACTAGAGTCCGATGTTAAGGATATAAGAAGGGCTAAAATTGTTGGAAGTTTAAAGAAGTATGGGAAGATTGCTCCTTTGAATTTAGCGAAGTGCCACTATAACGATGTCGAAAAGAATAAAAAAGAGTTCTTCGGCATAATGGCTGAATTGGAAAAAGAGGGAGTAACGAAAAGAACCTACAGCAAGTTTAGCAAGACTGGGTATTCTTATATTTATACAGGTAATGACTCCACGAGAGCCCCGGGCGAAAGCCATGATATAGTCCGAACTGATAGGCGACTATCAGAAGTGGAAGATAAAGAGCTTTCACGATAACATAATTGGCGCAGATGACCACCCGAGTCCTGTAGACGGAATATCGAATCAGAGCAATGAAGGTACTCTCGCTCTTGGTGCGGCGAACATAGAGACAACCCGCCAACTCATGTTGGACTTCTACGACATGATAGGAGAGAAGATACCTATTGACCCTGATATGATACTCTGTTACAAGGACAATGAGGAGACGGCCTGGGAGATTATCAACTCAACGGGTAAGGTCAATACCGCAGACAATAACAAAAGCATGCACTTTGGCAAGTACAAGCTTGCGGTGTGGAACAGGATGGTAACGAAAAACTGGTTCTTTATTGATAGCGGCATGATGAAGGATTACAATGAATGGTACAATCGTGAGCCGATTCAAATGTTCCAGGATAAGGATAGCGATACCCTTATCGCAAAGATGTTGAGTTACTATCGTTGCAATGTTGTCTGGTGGGATTGGCGTTGGATTATGGGAAACTTGGTATAGTTCGATATAAAGTTACCATTGACAAAGACTTCTTACTATGATACAATCACAGTAAGGAGGTGCTGAAATGAAAGTGGTAACTTATGTAGAACTAAAGAAGGTTTGTGGGGTTTGTGGTAATGAGTATGAAGCGAGACAGAGAAATCAAAGGTATTGTTCTAAAAAATGTAGAAAGAGGTATGATTACCTTATTCGCAAAGAACAATATGCTCAGAACTCAAAAAAGTATTATGCTAAATTTAGGGAGAAGTTCAAGAAAAAGCGTGCAGAACGCTATTGGGCTAATCCTGAAAAGTGGCGTAAGGCGACTCGCGATTACTATAAAGTTCGCAAAAATCAGAAGCATAAAGTTGATGAGATATATAAAGACAAGGTTAGACATGGAGGGAAACGGAAGGAGTTGCTTGATGCGAATGGTTATGTTTGTTCACAATGCGGTAAGCTTTGTGAGTCGTTTCATATCATTGCACATCATACAACCTTTAATCCAAAAGACCATTACAGTCAAGAATTGCTTTGTAGGTCTTGTCATGCTTCACTCCACAATCCTAAAAATTGAAAAGGAGTATATTATGAGAAAGTTATCTGTTTTACTCCTTGCAATTGCCATTTTCCTGTCAATTGCAAGTCTGAGTTTTGCTGAGAGTGCGACGAACCCGGCTAGCGACTATACTGAGCTTAGGGTTTATAACTGTATCTATACTGGAGGAAGTGGTGTTGTTGCGAGTGCCGGAGCGGATGTAGCATTAGGCGGTGGGAGTTCAGCCAATGTTAGAACTACTTTTGGGTGGGCAATACCGATCTCATCGATCCGAGCCGCGAGTAGCAAGATAGTAGGTTGGAAGATACAGACACTTGACCCGAAACCAGGTGGTACTTTCTCAGGAGTAATGGCTTCGTTGCATGACTTATCGTCTGTTACGAGCGACCATGCTGCTGCGGAAGCTGGTATGACAAACTCGACGCTGTTTTGTGAGGCAGAAGCCACAACAGCTGACCCGCAATACCAGATGTGGTTTCCTTACCCTGTGAAACTTACAACCCAATTAGGGGTTTTTGTTGAAGCATCGGTAGGGGCAGTAGTAAGCATCTACTACATCAGGTAGAGCACTATGAAAAGACTATGGGGATTCCTTTGTGGTAAACACTTTGGGATCCCCTCTGTCTTTGATATAGGGGTAATTGCGTTTATTGTGGGATTGCCGTTGTTAAGGATACCGGGCTATAATAGGATTATGATAACAAGTATGTTTATAATATTCGGTATTATAGCTTTAATGGCCATAAGCGCAGGCATAAAGAAGCAAAGGGACTATAAGAGCAGTCTAATGACCGTATTGGTATTGTGGTGTATGGTGCATGTATTTTGGCACAGTTTTAAGGGCGTGGAAGTTTTTGGTTCTATGATGATAAATTGGATTTTGTTGAATGAAGGCTTTATATATATATATTTGGGGATTTTCTTGATACTGACTATAGTTAGATATGCGAAGGCGTGGGGTTGGTATTACCCGGCCTTGATATTCTCAACCATGTATGCTTGGAAGAACATATTTGATATAAACAAAGACGCTGACTGGTCGATGACTCCTATATTGGCTGGGTTGATTTCGTTTACGGTAGTGTTGCTTATGAGATTCAAGAAGTGGTGGCTTACCTTGCCTGTGATAGGTGTTTTTACAGGAGTAGTGATTTATAAATGGGATTATATCTGGAAAGTGAAGTGGATAAGCCGACCTGATTTCTGGAAGGTGTGCCTTGAGAGGCTGAAAGCCTCGAAGTTCTTGGGTAAAGGATATTATCATACTGTAAATACAGCTGATGGTTTTGTTGCAGGACATGAGTTAGAAGGCGGGGGCCTGGTCAGTAAGTATGTTCTTGAGCGTTGGGGTAAGGGTTGGAGGCAGAACGACCTTTTAGAGTTCGGTGAATATATGGGTATTATAGCAATGATAGCGGTGGTGGCAATCTTTGGATGTGCGTTGTGGAAGGGCAAGCCTGGTTTGGCCTACTTCTTTGTATTGGCGGTTGCTATTATGTGTGTCTTTCAGAGAACAATGTATATCCCAGTAAAGGGTGCTTTGATTACAATAATGCTGAGCATGTTGATATTGGAAAGGAAGGCAGGATGGGCTGGTTAAAACCTAGGATTATGTTAGGTGGCCTTAGGGGTAAGGATTTAAACACAGAAACGATGTGTCCGTGGAAGGCTGATTGCCCGAGCCATAATAGGGATGTCAGAATATCCCCTGATGTAGTAAGGAAGGTCAGACGAGAAGTTTCGTTGCCCCCCAAGATTGTATTAGTAGAGCAAGTCCAGCCCCATGTCAGATTGTATCAGTGCCGGTATTGTGGCATGAAATTCTATGCTGATGTGGATGGTAGGGGTTTGCCTGAGGAGGAGAGGGCCCACCATAAAAACCCGGCACTTATAGGCGGGAAAAAAGGGGTGAGTATTTACAGATGAGTGCATTACGAATTATTAACCGAGGGTCAGGGTCCGCTACACATAAGGTTGAGGCTGCGCGAGAAGTAATGGATCCCTACTCTAGGGAACACTATAAAAAGAATTATGAGGGCATGGATGCGATACTTAGAGGTGAAAAGATACCGTCGGCGATGGGTGGTGGTCGCTATAATCCAATAGACAGCGGGGTAATTCAGGATGTAGTTCAGTATCGTAAGGACATGAATACGAACAAAAGGCATCACGAAAAGGGTCAACCTATAAAACTAACTCCGGATGTTAAGAATGCTCTTTGGAAGAAAGCCTTGAACCTCAAGCAACAGATAACTGTAGGTATGATACCGCAGGATGAAATACATCCAGTAAGGGTTGCTCAACGGATAATAGACGGTAAGGCAAAGGTAGTTTCTGTGGTGGATGAGCAGAAGATGATGCGCACGCGCGTGGTAGAGCGTAATAAAACTTGGTATAAGGCGAATAGAGAAAATTTAAGGGAGTTCAAAAGAATAATGAGGGTGTTGGAGCCAGAGGACAAGGATATAACTTCAATTACTGAAAGCTGGCGGCCACGCACCCGGGTTGTTAAAAAAGGAGGAAAATAATGGGTATAAGAGGAGTAGCGCCTATCCCGCTTAGTGTACCGGCGGTAACTCAGAATGGTACATTATATACGACTGGAGAGAATAATACCCCAGTGAAATTCAGGAGGGCGACTGGATCAGCAGCATTATGGATTTCTACAACCGCAGGTCAGATTGATGTTTACCAGCAAATTTCTTTGGATGGAGAAAAGTGGTTTGACCCGAAAGATTCACAGCAACAGCTATTAGGCAAGGTTGTTGTTGCGTTGACAGTAAATACTGGCGTATACATCGTTTTTGTGCCGGTAATGGCACCGTATATAAGGTTTAAGATAGTGGAGAAGAATGTAGCGGCCACAACGGTTGCTATGAAATTAGTGTTTCAAGAAGAAAATAACTAGGAGGAGGATATGAAAAGAATATTTATTATTGCCTTCTTGGCAATATTTTTGTTCTGTGGAAATGTTGGAGCAGACCCGTTTGCTATAGGAAGTGGTGAGGCTCCGAATATATTGGTGTATGAGGTTCCTAATACAGGAAATTCAGTCCTTAAGACTACCTTTGCTACGACAACTATTGTGCCTGGAACAGTAAGGATACTAGGCGTAGCGATTATGCAAGAGGACACAGGAGGGGATGTCTCGGATGGAGCTCATGCTGAGCTTTGGGTTAGTCTAAGGGATACAGGGGCCAATGATGGTTTTGGGGGTACGGTGGCTGAGGTTATAGCTGAAGCGGAAGTAACCGATGGTCAAAGGGGAGAAATGATCTGGTTTATGTATCCTATAACGATAAATACGCAGTTAGAAATGGTGCAAGGGGCAAATACGGATGTTTTGCTTTATTATATAAACTAGGATGTAAGGAGTGAGGAAATGGGCCGGATAATATACCAGGATGTTGTAAAAGAGCTGACTACTGCCGCAGGGACAGCCACAGTTAATAGCGACAGGATGCAGGGAGAGATATTGCTTATCTGGGTGAAGGCCGCGACAGCGACCACTGTTTTTGATTTCCAGATAATCGATCCTGCCCCTACATCAAGGATATTGCGCCCTTACACTTCTGAGAAGGGCTTTATAAGAGATAGTGTAATTCTTCCGGTAAATGGTGTTCATGCCTTGAAAGTCATAAATTCTACGGCTAATGAATTATTCAAAATCCTACTAAGAGTGAGGGAAATTACTTGATGTTTAAAAAAGAAAGAGAAGAACTGAAACGATTGGGCACTAATATCCAGCAGCTTTGGGATAGTATAGAACGTAGAGACAAGAACCGGGATGAAGACAAGGATGGCCAACATCGTAGAATGCAAAATTTAATTTTGCGGATAATAACATTGGAAGAAAAAGCAATAGATGCAGCAACTTATAAAAAGGAGATACAGCTCCAGACAGAGCGAGACCTCGAGAGGTTCAAGAACAAGATAACCGATAAGTATATGCAGAGCATAGAACGCCTCTTTGACTTTATGAAGGAGCTAGCGATAATAACCTCTGTTTCAGGGAACCAGAAGGATGTTGTAGCCCTTAAGCACCAGTTTATGAAGCCTTATATGGAAGAGAAGTGGGAGCATGAGAAGAGTGAAAAGGCCGCGAAGATAGATAATAGGCTAAAGTCAAAGGGCCGTGAACTTCTGGATAAAAGGGAAGCATTAAAGAGTAAGAAGCTTACGGCAGAGCAACAGGGAAAAACTACAAAGGATATAGATAGCCAAATCGAGATTCTTGATTTTGTTATAGGGGGGTAGCATGAGGAAAAGAATTCTTCTCCTGGTGGTTTGTTTGATGATGGTGAGTCAGGTAGTATGCGCCGGACAGAGGGTAGAGGTAGAATCGGCGAATACCATAATAAGTGGCCAGACTACAACGAATGCCGCCACGCGAGTACAAGTATCAGCAACAAGCACAAGCATAAGTTCTATTAGTGTAAAGGCTTTATCTACAAATACTGGCCTTGTATATGTAGGAGACGTTACGGTAGATAGTTCTAACGGTAGAGAACTCCAGGCCGGCGAGAGTGTAGATATAGATATAACCAATCTAAATTTAATATACATAGATGTTAGCGTAAATGGTGAAGGCATCAGTTATGTCGCAGTCAAATAAATTTATTATCGTATTGCTATTGGCGTGTAGTCTGGCTTTACCTGTTTATGGAAAAGGTAAGGTAAGGAGCCGAAGCGGGCTTAATCAAGGTTCTGCGGATGCGCGGTATTTAAAGCTCGATTGTTCTAATGACCCGCTTACCGGCTCTCTTGATATTACTGCGGCAGGTGTCCCCTTAGATATTCAAAATACAACTGATGCCTCTGGTAATGTGGTGCAGGTACTCAAAGGTGGAAACAGGGCAACTCCGGCAGATGGCGATTCGGCATATCTTTGTTACTATGCTGATGACGATACTGGAACTCAAGTAGAATTTGCCAGATTTATCTGGACTGCTTTGGATGTTACTAATGACACAAAAGACTCCGCAGTGCGTTTTGATGTTATGCATAATAATAGTTTAATAGAAATGTTAGAATTAACGACTAACTCTATTATTCTTAATGAGGATGATAATGATATAAACTATAGATTTGAAAGTGCTAATGATGCTAACCTGTTTTGGATAGATGGTGGTCTTGATACTATTACCATCGGTTCAACCACTTCTTTAGGCAAGTTTGGCATAGACGGAACTGAAGATGAAATCCAGTTACTTGTCCAAGGAAATGCTACACAGACCACCTCTTTAATAGTAGCAGAGAATAGTGCGGGAACTGACCAAATGACTCTTTCTAATGTGGGAGTACTTAATGTTGTAGGGTCTATTACCGAAGGCGGTAATGCAATATATAATTCA